AATTCAAGGAGGCAAGCGCATGAATGTCAACGAAACGCTGAAAACGATGTTTTCCGACCTCCTGCCGGTCGCCGCTGATACCTACAAGGGCAAAGCGACGGAATACATCGTTTTCAACTATACGGCTATCCCGGAAGATTTCGGGGACGATGATGCGCAACACTGGCGCTATCTGACGCAGGTGCATTTATACGCGCCGCATGAAAAGAATTCGCTTGCGTACCGGCGGGAGATCACGCGGCGGCTTGTCGCCGGGGGCTTTACGCGCCCGACGATCACGCCCGCCTCCGATGAAACCGGGCAGCATTACGTTTTTGAATGCGAGATTTCCGGGGGCGTTGACGATGGCTGAATTATCGACACAGGGGCTTGACGGTCTGATTGACGATATGACGGCGCTTATGGAACTGCCAGACGAAACCGTTTTGGAAATGCTGACGGCGGAGGCGGAAGTGGTCGCCGCCGCGCAGCAGTCCGAAGCGCAGAGCATGGGCGTATATGCGACCGGCAAAACGGCGGGCAGTATTTCATACGACAAAAAATTGAAGGTCAAGGGCGCAAGCCGCGCAATCTACGTTTCACCGAAAGGGACGCGCAGCGACGGAAACAAGCGCCGCAACGCCGAGGTCGCATTCGTCAACGAATACGGCAAGGCTGGACAACCCGCCCGCCCATTCATCAACACAGCAAACGAAAAATCGGCAGACGCAGCCGTTGAAGCGGCAGCGGGTGTCTATGACAAGTATTTGAAATCCAAGAATCTTTAGGAGGTTACATTATGGCACAGTTTGGAGCAAAACGCCCTGCTTTTGCGCCCATCAAGACCACGCCTGACGGCGCATTGCCGACGTATGATTACGAAAAGAAAGTCACAATCGGCAAGCTGGTCAAGGCGGATTTGACCGTTACGAACGCTTCCGGCGAACTGTACGGCGACGATGCGCTTGCGGAAAAAGTCGATATGTTCGCGTCCGGCTCTCTGGCGCTGGAAACGGATGACAAGACCGACGAAGTACAAACCGCCCTGCATGGTGCGACGAAGGACACGGAAAGCGGCGAAGTCACGGACTCCGACGGCGACGTAGCCCCGCGCGGCGGTCTTGTGTATTACAAGGTCATCATGCGCAAGGGTATCCGCTATTTCAAGGGCATCTTCCATCCAGAAACAAAGGCAATCCTCGGCAACGACAGCGCCGCAACAAAGGGTTCGTCTATCACGTTCGGCACGTCCAACACGACGTTTACGATCTTCCGCTGCAATTCCGGCGCATGGCGCATTACGAAGGAATTCACAGGCGACGGCGCGGAAGCGAATTGTATTGCGTGGTGCGATACGAAACTCGGCAAACCGACAACGGGTGGCGGCGGTTAAACAATCAGCAGAGCGGGCGCGCGGGTCAATTCCGCCGCCCGCTTTGGCGCTATGGAGGTAAAGACAATGAAAGCGGCAAAAATCACGGTTGCGGGTACAACGTATTTCCTCGTCATGGACGGCGAAGCGATGTTTACCATCCGCGACATTTACGGCGGCACGCGCCTGATGCTGGAAAAGATGGAACAGGACACGCGCGAAGGTTTCCTTGAAACGTGCAACGCCGCCGCTATCCTTGCAGAGCGCGGCGAACTCGTCCGCCGCCGGTTGGGATATGAGCCGGGGCGCATCCCGGAACGCGACGATTTCGCGCTTTTGACGCAGCCGTATGAAATCGTCCCGCTGAAACGTGCGATTGCGAACGCAATCAAACTCGGTTACGGGCGCGAGATCACAGCCCCCGGCGACGATGAAGTTGACGAAGGGCTTGAAGAATTGAATCAAAAAAAAACAAGATTCGCCGCGCGGACTATTACAGAATAGCCGTTTTGTGCGGCATTTCACCGGCTGATGCGCTGTTTATGCCGCCGGGGGAAGTGTTTGATTTGTGGGAACTGTACCTTATCGCACACGGTAAAGGCAACAACGGGGAGGGTAACTGATGGCAACGCGCACAATATCAACGAAATTGCAGCTTGACGGCGAAGCCGAATACCGCGCGTCGCTAAAAAATATCAATTCCGAACTCGGCACGCTGAAAAGTGAACTGAAATTGACAGAATCGCAGTTTGCGGGGCATTTGAACAGCTACGCGGCGTTGTCTGCAAAGGGCGAAACCCTCGCGGGTATGTATGACCAGCAGGAAAAGAAACTTGCCGCGATCAACAAAATTCTGTCAGAAGCAAAAGACGCGCAAAGCAAATTCGGGAACGAAGTCCAGAGCGCGAAAGACAAAATTGCAAAAACCGAAGCCGCCCTGAATGCGCTTGCGGATGCGGAGGGGGACACTTCCGAACAGCAGGCAAAATTGACGGCGGAACTCGAAGAATACAAGACGGAACTTGCGACCGCCGAAGCAAATCAGCAGAAAGCGACGGAAGCCGTCAACAAATATCAGACGCAGGCAAACAGCGCCGAAGCCGAATTGAATAAACTCGGCAATGAGATCGACGAAAACAACAAGTGCATGGACGAAGCTGCAAAATCATCCGACAAATGCGCTGATTCCGTCGATAAATACAGCGGCAAGGTCAAGAAAGCCGACGAAGATACGGAGAAGTTTTCCGAAAAGCTGAAAACCGGGCTTGTCGCCGGTGCGACGGCGGCAGCGGCGGCGTTTGCGGCGATCAGCGCGGCGGCGGTCAAGCTGGGCGTTGAAGTTGTGACCGCGTATGCGGATTATGAACAGCTTGTCGGCGGCGTGGAAACGCTTTTTCAGGACAGCAGCGGCAAAGTCTTAGACTACGCGAACAACGCCTACAAAACGGCGGGTCTGTCTGCAAATGAATACATGGAAACCGTGACCAGCTTTTCCGCAAGTTTGTTATCCAGCCTCGGCGGGGACACAGAAAAAGCCGCAGACTACGCGGATAAAGCGATTACGGATATGTCAGACAACGCAAACAAAATGGGGTCTGACATGGACAGCATTATGAACGCCTACAAAGGATTTTCAAAGCAGACGTTCACAATGCTTGATAACTTGAAGCTGGGCTACGGCGGCACAAAAGAGGAAATGCAACGGTTGCTTGATGACGCGGAAAAGATTTCCGGCATCAAGTACGATATTTCCAGCTACGCCGACATTGTAGATGCTATTCACGTCATCCAGACGGAAATGGGCATTACGGGAACGACGGCGAAAGAAGCGGAAGAAACGATTTCCGGCTCTATTGGAATGCTGAAAACGTCGTTTCAAAACCTCATTACCGGCATGGGCGACGCGGATGCAAATATTGACCAACTGTGCGATAACGTCGTAAATTCGTTCAAATCCGTCGTAAAGAATATTTCTCCCGTCATTCAGAATCTTGCAAAGACGATTCCGAATGCAATGGAGGGGATTCTGGATGCGATCAGCCCGCTAATTCCTGAATTTCTGGAACTCGGCGTGAATCTGTTTGAAGCCCTGTTAAACGGTATCATAGATATGCTGCCGGAATTGAGCAGCACGGCGGCGGAACTGATTACGACGCTGATTACGGGCATCGTGGAGGCGCTGCCGCTTGTAGTCGAAGCGGCGGCGCAATTATTGACCGCGCTTGTTGAGGGTATCGGGGCGGCGCTGCCGACGCTGATTCCGGCGGCGGTGGAAGCCGTCACGCAGCTTGTGCAATCCCTGATTGACAACATTCCGCTGCTTATTGAAGCGGCGTTGCAGCTTGTCACAGGGCTTGCGGAGGGCATCATTGAAGCGATTCCCGTATTGCTGGAGGCGCTGCCGGAACTGATTGAAAGCCTGATTTCGGCGTTGCTTGAAGCCGTCCCGCAGATCATCGAAACGGGCGTGACGCTCCTGACCGCCCTCGTCACAAACCTTCCGACGATCATTCAGACGATCATTGCGGTATTGCCGCAGATCATCACAAGCGTCATTCAAACGCTTTTGACGCATTTGCCGGAGATCATTGACGCGGGTTTCAAACTGCTTACGGCGCTGATTGACAATCTGCCGGAAATCATTTTGACCATTGTCGAAGCGCTTCCGGAAATCATTTCTGCAATCGTAAAGGCTTTGACAGACAATATACCGCTTATCGTAGAAACCGGCGTGAAGCTGCTCACGTCCCTGATTACGAATCTTCCGCAGATCATCGCGGAAATCGTGCGGGCAATGCCGGAAATCATTACCGGCATTGTCAATGCGCTGTCCGAGGGCATTTCACAGGTCACGGAAGTCGGCGCAAACCTTGTGCGCGGCTTGTGGAACGGTATTCAGTCCCTTGCCGGTTGGCTTTGGGATCAGGTTAGTAGTTGGATTTCCGGCATTTGGGACGGAATCAAGGATTTCTTCGGAATCGCATCCCCGTCAAAACAGATGGCATGGGTGGGGTCTATGCTTGTCGAAGGTCTTGCGGGCGCAATCGACAAAGACGGCGAAAAAGCCGTTGCAGCCGTTGACGATATGGCGGCGGGCATGATTGCGGAAGTCGAGTCCGAAATGGCAAAGGTCAACGCTTCCCTCGCGGATGGCATCGGGGACATTGAAACGGGCTTTACCGCGCGGGCGACCATTCAGGAGGTCGCCGCATCTATTCCGTCATCCCTGAACGCTGGACGCATGGGAGCGGGCGCGACCGCAGGCGGCGAAACGACCGTTACAAATCATTTTCACATTGCGGCGCTGCAAGTGCGGGAAGAAGCCGACGTGAAGAAGGTTGCAAAGGAACTCTACAATATGCAGAAAACGAAAACGCGCAGCAAGGGGGTCGTTACGTAATGATTGGATTTACATTCAACAACGTCCACAGCCGGGACATGGGCGTAGTATTCAAGTCCGATGACAGGACGCTGCTTCCGGCAAAACGAATCACGCAATACAAGATTCCGGGCAAGTCCGGCACGTATGACATTGCAGACGGCTACGACAACCGGCAGATTTCATGCACAGTCGCTTTTGTTGGAGCGGGCAACGCATACGCGGGCGTTCGGCAGACGGCGCGTGCCGTCGCGGAATGGCTCTCCGGCGACGGTC